GCTTTGGCGGGCGAGGGGCCATAAAATCATCTACGGCAAACGTGGCGCGGGATGCGGCGTCGCCCGCCGTGCGCATTGCACCCGGTAACGCGCGCGCCCCTCGGACCGCCTGCTTGGCAAACGGTGCCAACGTGAGGGCCGCATCCGCCACGCCCATCGCCGCCATGCCAGCATTCTTAGCCATGCCCATATAATCACCCTCACGATACGCGTCGGGGATATCCGCGGCTGCGCGGTAGGCGTCCTCAAAGCCGATCATGGTGCCCACGCCGGGCGAGAAGCTCGCCGCGTTTGCCGCAGCGGTCGCAAGATCCGGGTTCCCCGTCTGCCGCAAGGTTTTATAAAAAATTTCGTTCATGATCGCGTTGTCGGTGTTTGCCTGGTCCATCGCGGCCTGCAACACGTCGTCGCTGTATTTGTAGCCAGGCTCAACGGTGCGGCCACGATTGCGGCCACGGGCGTTGGGGTCGGGTGTACGCGGCGTGTTCATCTCATACGCCTCGTTGCCCACGCCGACGGCGTTTGAGTAATCGTTGCGCAGCTTTTCGCTTTGGCGTTGCGTTTGGTTTTTCTTTAGCCCGGCAACCTTGCTGCGGATCCGCTCCTCTGGTGTCATCGCACGCTCTCCAGGTATTTCATGATTTCCATTTCGCTGGGCATCTCTGACGCCTGCGCCTGGTTGCCGCTGCCCGCCATGCCAAGCACGCCCAACGGCGCCGCGGCTGGGACCGCCAGCAACCCTTTGTTCATGATGAAATCGTACAGCACCTGTTCGCGGGTCTGGCCGCGCTTTTTCGCCTGGATGTCCGCGCGATCACGAATGGCGCCCATGAACGTCGTTTGGCTGGTGGGGTCGACGCCAGTCTTGCGTGCCGCGCCCATCCAGAGCGCCGCCTGGACCTGTGGACCCGTCAAGCCAAGCTCCTGGCCCAACTCAAACATAAAGTTTTCCATGGCGCCGTATTCGGCGTTGTTGGGTTTTTGTGACCAAACGACCGGGTTATCCGCGATTTCCTCGATTGGCACGACGCCATCCTTGACCGCGGCCTTGGGGTTGAACCCATATTTGCCGTTTTTGTTAACCTTAAAATATTTTTTAGATTTCGGGTATTTCGCCAGCAACGCCTCCGCGAATTCGTTGCCGACCTCAGTGCCCGCGACCGCCAACCAATCGGGGTCCATTGAGGCCATGCCGAAATAACGCGTGAAGTGCAAATCCGCTGCGATGTTCTTTTCGGAACCCTTCAGTGATTGCGTGAAACCCTTTGGCTTGGGGTTGTCTGTCCAGGATCCCGACGACGGCGCCACGCCAGGCTCAGCCATCGCGTCCCAGTCGCCCTGCACCTGGCGTCCGGCGATCAACTCCTGCAAGCCCGCGGTTTTGTGGCCGTAGCCCTCCTTGCGGGTTTTTGCCAGGCGACGCCCGTCTTCCAGGTTCTCGACGTTTTGCAGCTCCTCCATGTAAGACATGTTGCTACCCTCGACGGGGTCGGGGTTGTATTTACGTTGACGCACCGCGGACGCGTTGCCGATGTTGGGTGGCACCTTGGATCCGGGAGACGTCGCGCCAACCAGGTCAAGGAACTCAGACCACTGACGGTGGCCCTCTTCCTCGCCGTACCCGGCAACAAACCAATCACGCAGCTCCTCGGTGTTATACCAATCCTCGCCGACCTCCAGGCCAGCCTCGATGCTGCTCAGCATATCCTGGCGCATTGGGTTGCTGGGGTCGCGTAAGGCGCTCAGCGAGCGTTGCAGACGGGCTGGCAGCTTGTTTGGCTGGTAGCGCAGGAATGTAAAATCTGAACGGTTGGGCGCCGCGCCGCGATAACGAGGATCGCTGCCGGGAGCCTTGCCCACCATGCCCAATAACGTGTCGACGCCTAAATCAATTTTACCCATGTTATCTCTTCACGCTCTTCTTACCGCTACAGCCCCACGCCTTGCGTCGGACCCGTACCTTGGGGGTACGCTTTTGACTGACTGTGCGCGCGCAATACGCGTCGCCACGCTTTGTGCCAGGCCGGGAGATCCGCTTGTGCGTTTTCCCGTCGCTGTCCTTGTAGGTGGTGCCGTCGGCGTACTTTTTGGACGCGGGCACCTTTTTGCGCTTAGTCGGCATTACTTTTTCTTGCCGCCGCCTTTTTTCTTACCTTTGTGGTATCCTGGCATCACTTTTTCCTCTTACTCTTCGACTTTGGCTTCGCTTTTGGTTTTGCGCTCTCGCGTAACGCCTTTGCCGTGGGGGCACCCTTTTCGCCGGGCTTGCGCATGCGTTCGCCGGATCCGGCTTTGATGCGCTTGCGCTTTTCGTGGATGTTTTTCCACAAGCCCTTCTTGGGTTTACTTGCCATACTTCTTACCGAGACACTGCCCGGCACGCTTACAAGCCGCGGGGGTGGGGCAACCCTTGCATGGTTTAAACGCCATTACATACCTCCTAATAATTTAAGAATTCCTGGTGGCATCGGCCGCACGGGGCGGGTGCCACTCATGTCGCGGCTTTCGCGCATCAGGCGGTCCAGCGTGCTTTGCATGTACGACGGCATCTTGCCGCGATCACGCGCAGCCAAACGAGCGGCCATCTCTTGCTCGGTCACCACGGCGCCCGGGCCTGGCCCCGTGAAGGGTTCCATCGGCCGCATGGCGCGACCCATGAACATATCATCCTCAACGTCGCTGCGCGGACCCATGCGGCCCCTAAACTCTTCGCCAGCCGTGATTGCGCCGGATCCCATAGAACCCCCGCCACCCATGGCCGCACCCTGCAACAAACCCATGACGTCAACGCCCTGGCTCTCCAGGCGCTGCACCATCGCCATCAGTGATTGCATGTCCGCCATAATGACCTCCAAAATGTGTTGGTATAATATTACCACACAGCTCTCGGAGGCCCAAAATTACGCGATGCCGCGCATCCCGCGTCGCAGCTCACCACGGAAAGATTTGAACGTGCCGCTCTGCGCGGTGGCCGCGTCGGACGCCATCGTCAGGCATAACGCGTCGGCCAGGTCAGGTGACCCCACGCCGCGCCTGCGCATCTCATCCTTACTCTCCGCTTTCATCTTGCCGGACGACGTGAAACTGTAGCGTATCGCCGTCAGCTCCGCCTGCAATTGGTCATCCTTCGGCAGCTTGCACGAGCGATCCTCCAGCCACGCCTTGCACTTAAACCACAGCTCAGACCGCAAGTTCATGTAGGTGTCGCCCATCGACGGGCTTTCCGCCACGTTAATCCCACGCACAGGCAAATCCAGCTCACGCAAACGGTCAACCACCCCGGATCCCACGCCAATGCTGTCCACCAAGATCTCCGTGGGGCGCTTAGACGGGGGCAGGGCTTCGTATTCCGCCACCACGCGGCCCGTCGTCTGCATCAGGTCCAACCCACGCCAGGAGCGCAACTCAGTGACCACCGGGCCTTGCCGCTTGCACAACGCCGTCGCATCCGAGCCAAACCGGGCTACGTCCAAGCCCCACACGACGTCCGTGTCGTCCGCCACCACAACGTCGCGATGCTGCGCGGCCTCCACCAGGTGAAACGGAATGATCGTGTTATCATCAGACAGCGGGAACTGCCCCAGCACACGCACACGGAACGCGTTGCTCTCCTCGCCGTAGCGCAGGCGCATCTCATCCACAAACTCATCGCTCACCAGCGGGCTATCCTCGCAGCTCCACGTCCGGGTCCACCAAGAATTCGCCATCCGGTTGTGGCTCTCGAAAAACGTGCCGCTGGACCGGGTGGGGTTGGACAGCATGAGCGTCGTCGCGTTGTGGCCCGACATAGACCCGGCCGCAGCCTCAAACACCTGTTCCGGCACGCCCGACGCCTCGTCGACAATCAGCAACACGTTGTCCGAGTGTACCCCGGCCAGGGCTTCCGGCGTCTCCGCACGAGCGGTCCTGCAAGAGATGAAAGCCTCCGCCGGGGCACGCAAAAGCTCGACGCGGTCAGATTTCACGTTCAACAGCTCCTGCAATTCCTTGGGCAACTCATTGATCCACCGCTTCAGCTCAGCGAACATCGCGTCAAACAACTGGCTGGACGTGGGGGCCGTCACGACAACCTTTACCGGGTATCGCAACAGCAAAAACCACAGCATCGCCCAAGACGCCGTCGTGGATTTACCCGTGCCGTGCCCGGATTTCACAGACATCTTACGCTCGTTGCGCGCCAGTGCCTCCAAGAATTCACGCTGGTATTCATACGGATCCGCACCCAGCATCTCACGCACAAACCGCACCGGGTCGTCGTAATACGCCTGGGTGAATTCCTCCATAAAGTTACTCATTCAGAAATCCTCTCTCTGACGAAAGAAAATGCTCGCGCTGACGGTCGAGCCGCAACTTTTTCTCAGCGCATTCCGCAACAAAATCTTCAAGGAACTTAGGGTCGATCTCAGAAAGCTCACGCATCGTTTCCCGGTAGATCCTCTGTAAATAACCTTTGGACAATCCAAAACGCTCAACCTGGACGTCCATCGGCAGGCCAGTCAAAACCCCTTCAACAATCTTCATGGCGCGGTACTTTTTCTCCATCAAACTAATCGTCATGGTCGATCACCTTCGCGTCTTGTACAGAATTCTGTACGCTATCCCGTACGGTTTTCATTTTTTTCAGGGCGTCCAGGTGCATGTCACCCAGGTTGACCGTGACGTGCGTCTGGTTGTTCTGCGACCCGTACCGCTGTTGGTTCCACGCCTGCGCGATAAACCGATGCTGTTGGGCCTCCTCCTTGGCAATGCTCACGTCCAACGCCGACAGCTCAGCCGCGCGTGTGCCCTCCTTCGCCGTGTCGCGCTCAAGTTTACGCTCGTTGCGCAGCCGCCGCATGATCTCAAACCCAGCCTCCGCGTGGGCGTCCGCCGCCTCCGCTCGTGCGGCCTCAAGTGCGGCGCTGTATTCCGGGTGGTCCTTCAAAATCCGATGAAGGTAGCCGCGGTCCAGCTTCAGTTCGACTGCGAGCTGCGTGACGGTGCCGCCCGACAAAAGAAACTCAGTGAGGTATTGCACGCCGCCGTTGCTCTCGATGGTGGCCAAGGCTGCTTTGCGTTTGGGTCGTCCTGCCATAGTTTTTCTCCGTTGCGGTTAGTTTACGATAGGGGGGTGCCGGGGGGCAAAATTTTAGGGGGAACGTGTGTGTGGGGTTGTACAAGCACTACCCCTATACGGCGTCGGGCCGGGGGGGTGTTTTGGGCCCGGTTTCGCAATAATTTAACATAATAGATCTTCTCAGACTTTTTTGCGCCTCGTAACCCATTGATATCATTACGGTTTGACGAGGGCGCATGGCTAAACGTGAAATTATGGGTGTTTCTGCGAGTGCGACATCTATGCGTCAAATGCATATCACTCGTCCCTCGCGTGCGTGCGCGAGCTTGTCGCCAGTGTCTCACCGCGCGGTAAAAGAGGCGACGCCTGTCCAGTGTAAGGGAGGAATAACAAGCGCCGCCAGTTGGAGCATCCATAGGGAGAGATGGTGAACTCCAGGCTGGACCTAACAGTACCCGCGTCAGATCCAGTGAGGCAA